TGTTTTAATGTTTTGAGATACTGGATTAAAACTAGTTTGTATAAGTTTTACTGCCATTAATCTAAATAATCTTTGTACATATTTGTATATTCTGTATCTATGTACTTATCTAACTCATCTTGAATACTTTTATAATCATATCTACCACCAGTTATAAATTCTACTAATGGTTCTAAAACAGCTTCTGTTTCTGGTCTAGTAACTGTAAAAGACTTTACAATAAATTCTTTCATTCCTTGAGGTAATCCTTGAAATGGCTCAAATCTATTAAATAAAGAATTAGAGTCATTTATTAAATTTTGAACTATAGTATTAGTAATTTGTTTTTTACTAATTGGTGTTGCAAACACATCAACTTTTTCTGAATCAAATGCCTCAATAGTAATTTTTTCATTTCCTGTATTACCTAAAGGTATACTTCTGTAGTTAGAATCCATATTATTAACAAATACTTCATAAATAGGTTGGTCTGCTCCTTTTACTGGAACAATACTAAAATCACCATTTTCTAAAGAATCTTTAATATTTTTTAAACTTGGTTGTACAAACCTATCTTCGTCTCTATATAAAAATCCAAAGTTAGTATACATAAAATCATTACCTTCTGCTTGTTGATGTGATTTTAAAATAGCACCTATATCATAAGCAGTTCTAGTCATCATATCTTCTTCAGAATATCCAGCATTTGCCATTTCAGTTTCATATCCAAACTTTATTAATTCTGGTTGAGCTAATCTGTTTCCTAATACACTAATAGAATATCCTTTATCATTAATATTTCTAATAACAGTCTTAAGAATATCTGGAGCTTTTTCAGCAAATGTTGCTTTTGCTTCTTCTGGATTACTATTAAAAAGTTCTATATTCATAAAATTTGGTAATTGATTAATGATAGATTGATTTAAAACATCTCTTACTTCTGGTTTAACTTCAAAAAATGTTCCTGTAAATATTTTGTTAAAGTAGTTATTACTTAATGGATTTATTAAATCAAAAGCTCTATTAATAGTTTGCTGACCTTTTATTCCAACCATTTGTAAAAAGTTCATATCAGACATTTGTCCACCTTTACCTGTAATAAGACCTTCTTTTAGTTGAATAAATGAACTTAAAGGATTATCAGTAGAAAATTGATAATCTGGATTTTTCATAATACTATTCCATAATGGCATAAACATACTATTTAATGCTTCATCATTCATCACAGCATCTACCATTTCAGCAGTAAGTTGTGCGTCTACAGCATCTTGAATTAACTCATCATTTAATATTTCTTCTTGATTAGTTTTAATTGTTGAACTATTTGAATTAATAGCATCTACTCTTTTTAAATATACACTATAAAGATTATCTGCTCCTTCTAAATCAATAGCACGTAATCCACCTTGTTCTTGTACATAAAGAAAAAAACTACTATCTACATCATCCATATTGCTAATAGCTAATGGATTTCCATTTGTAATAAATTCCCATGCTTGATACAAACTTGTAACTTTTGAAATATCACCACCTTCTAACTCACCTTTACCAAGCACATTGTAAATACTATTAATTTCTCCTTGTATTTCTGGAGTAACTATTCCTTCATTTCTAATAAGATCATTCATTTGAATAGTAGCTTGTTGTTGATTTCCTGGTTCACTATTAAACTCATTAAACCAATCACCACTTGTATAAGTTTTTCCTGTTTGATAAACGCTATTTAGATTAAGTTGATTTAACTTATAACTTGTAATGAACTCTTGTAATTCTTCTTTACTTTCAAAAATATCTAAATTCATGTTATGTTTAATATGAGAAAAATAAGTATTAATGTTATTAGGACTAATATTTTCTTTAACATTTAATCCACTAATATAGTCATAAACATCTTTTTTATCTAAAAAGGTTTGAATTAAATTTTCATCAGATTCTAACCCAACAGCTGCTAACTGAGGATATAAACTATTTTGGTCATTCATTTTAAAAAATTCCATAGATAAAGTTGAATTACCATTAATAGCATTTTGTAAATCATTTTTTAATACTATCTGAGCATAAGATTGAACTTGAGTACTTGCATCTATTGCAGCTTGATTAAAACTTTTAATCTGTTTAACATTATCTTCAAATGCTTTTACATTTATATTAATAGTGTCCATATCAAAGTTATTACTTAATCTTTTTTCTTTACCTGATAGATAGTTTTCTTTGAACTCTAATACTTTTGCATCAGCGGCAGCTACTTCATCTAAGTTACTAAAGTCTATACCTTTATACATAGACATAGCTATTCCATACATTCTTGTTGCTTCTAATTTAATTAAATTACTATCTACTTTTCCTGTAATATGTTGATCGTTATATTCTAAAGGATTTAAAGACTGTGCAGCACCAAAATTAATATCATTTATTTCTAACGAAGCATTTTCAAATACCTTTTCTACTTCATTTCTAAAGTCAATGCCTGTTATAATGTCTGGATTTTCTGCAATCTTATTAATATTGTTATATGTACCACTTTGAATTAAATCTAATTCATTGTTAATAGCACCATTAACATTGTTAAACATAATAGCATTAGATCTTTTTCTTAATATATCTAACGTATCTATACCTTTTAAATCTAAATAGTTTTCAATATACTTTGAGTATCTAGTAGATGAAGAATTTATAAGTTGTTCTTTATAACCAAGTATTTGTTGTTGTGCTGATGTTAAATCAGGCATATCCATACCTTCTTGTTCTACAGATAAATCATTTAAAAACTTTGCAGTCTTTACTTTAAAATCACCTTTCCAAATTTCATCCATAACTGCTGCTTGTTGCTCAGCAATTTTTAATGCAGTTTGTCCAAATGATTGTAAAGCAGAACCCAATCCAGATGTCTGACTTTTATTTACTGATATATTACCAGATACTAATGAAGATCTTTTACCTCTATCTAAAGCCATTAAGCAGTTCCTGTATCTTCTCCTGTAGGTGGATTATTATAAGCATAAGCAGAGTATGCATAACCTCCTAATTGAGCAACTGTACCAAATGTTAATGATTGTCTTTGTAATTGATTATTCATTGACGCATAATCTAAATTAGATGAAGCTATTTGTGAATTTAATCTAATATTCCCTATATCCTTTATAGCATCACTTTTAACTTTATTTTGAATAGCTATAAAAGATCTACTATCATCTAATATTCCTGCTGCTCCTGCTACAGTTCTATTATTACTTAATGTAATATTTTCTTGTTCTGTTCTTAAGTTTGATTCTTGTAAAGCTCTAAGTGAAGATATTTTTTTTTGTTCTTCTATTCTAGTACTTTGATTTTTTAAACCTTGCATTTGAGCTCTATAGCTCAAAGTTGTACCTACTGCTGTTATAAATAATGCTGTTTCTACGCCCATCTTAAAATACTACCTCTAATGCTACACCTAATACCTTCAAAGGCAAGGGTGCTGTTTGTGTTATTTTTAATGTAGGCTCTCTATCATAACCTAAAAAGAAAAACTCTTTCTTTCCTGTTACTTTAGCAACTGGAGCTGCTACATCAAAAGCTACATCTCTTATCACTAAACTTTTAGCAGTATTATCTGCTGCTTGTAAAGCTACATTTAATGAATCTGATAAGTCTATAACTGCTCTAGATATTCTTTTTATCTCACCTGTCAATGGACCATTTGCTACTTCTCTATCTATTGGCATAGTTTCAAGACTAGGTTCATAGTTAAATCCTACTATAACACCAGCACTATGAGCTACATCAAATGTTATTGTATCACTTGCTGATGTAGTAAACGATCCTAATGAAAATGTACCATCAACAGCATTAATAGTTTCTTCTGTTAAATGAGCTGGACTATTATGAACACGCCCTGAAGTAATAGTTATTACAGCATTGTCAGCTGGTGAAGAAGCTAGTGCCTGGTCTAAAACTATGATGTGACCACTAGCTGTAGCTGTAACTGTTTGTATTTCATAACTACCAGTAATTCCAGCTATAGTAATAATATCACCTATATTAGGTGCAGTCGTATACCCATCTACATTTATACTAGTACCTGTTTGACTAGCACCATTTACTAATGGACTGCCTTGTTGATTAACTGTAGTTGTTCCTGAACAATCTAATGTAAGATCATCCTGTTCAGCAAACTTTTCTAATGTATATACAGTTCCACCTTCTAATTCTCTTTTAACAACACAAAATAAATTTTCATTAATAGCTGTAATACTAGTAAACTCATCACCACTCTTTGTACTCCATTGTGTCCAACCAGCTATTTTTTCTGCACGTACACTATGAAACAAAGCAAGTGTTCCATCATTATTTGTAAAGAAAGCAAACTGTTCAGGTCTAGTTGTTGTACCAGTTATCATAGCCATATCTACTGGAGCTTTCACTAAGTGTGATGCTAGGATAGATATAGATGTAGATGCATACGCATTTTCTACATCACTAAATAAATATTCACGAATAGCTTTACCATTCTTTTGTGCATACAATGTAGCACCATCAAAGATAATAGGTTTTGCTCTACTACAACCATAAGGTGTTTGTCTAAGAAATGTTATATTAGCAGGTGTAACAGCAGAAGTATCTGTAGAAGTAGGAACAAAATATTCACCACCATCTGTTAATACTTGTAAATTTCTTGAAGATACTAAATGTCTAATTTCGTTTACTCTATCACCAGATACAAATACATTAATAGCTTGGTCAGATAATCCTGTACCTACATCAAAATTAAAATATCCACCAACTTGTGATCCTATTACAGCAGCAGGAGCATCTCTTACTCCAGCAAAATATAATCTGTTATCATGGAATGTAACTGCTTGAGGATATCCTCTTACAGCAGATATAAGTTCTTCTTCCCAATTAGCATGTGGTCCAGCACCAGCACTTATAGTTTCAATAATAGTTCCTTCTAATTCTGTAGTAGAGTTAAATGCAGTTATATAAATTTGTGCTTCATCTACTCTTATGTAATGTCCTACATAATGACTAGTCCAAATAGGAGAAGAAGCTGTAATAGTTTTACCTGTACCTGTAGCACCAGTAGATAAAGTAATAGTTACACTAGCATTAGCATATTTATAAAAAGGTGCGTGAGTCTTATAAGCACCAGATACCACTACATCTTCATCTAATTCAAATGCAAACTCTGAAACTGTAAACGTTGTAGCACTTGTTCTTTTAACTTCTAACATAGGATTTTCTCTATGTGTCATAAACACAGTATCACCAAACTGTGCAAAGTTTATTTCAAATAACTGTGCTGTAGTCCAATTAACATTTGTTGTAATATTAGTTTGAACAGCTCCACCATTTGAATCATAAACATCTAATCTTCCATTAGATAAAACAAATACTGCTAGTTCATCATTAGAAAAAATAAATGGAATAACTCTTGATGCTCCTGGTAATGTTGCTTTATATGTAGTTCCAGGTCTACGCATAATACCACCTTCATCTAGTAAGTACCAATTACGTAATGTCTTAGCACCACTAAAGTATGCATTAGCATCTGTTCTTGTAACTAGTAATGGATTAAGTTCTCCACTTGCAAAGTTAGTGTAAACTGTTCTTAGGGTGTTAGCCATTAGTACCCCCTAGTAGTTAATCTGTTTGTTATAAATCTTTTTGTACTTAGTTTTTTATTTGTTACTTCTTGACTATCAATATTCTTAGCAATAAGTGTTTGTCTTTCTGCCTCATCACTAAATTGTTTTATCATAGCAGCATCTCTAGCTACTGATCCAGCAAATCTGGAAGCTAATTTTAATTGTAATGCATCTTTAAAATATGCAGGAAACTCTGATTCATCTTGTCTAAAAATATAATCAGCTATCAATGCAGACTGTGAATCATATCCATCAACAAAGATCTTATCTCCATAACGTGCATACTCAATAGGTAGGTCAGCTACAGTAATAGTATTTAATTGTAATAAATCTGGGGAAGTAGGTAGTTGATATGCATAATCATATCTACCTGTAGGTGTTGCAGTTAATAAAGATAGTTGTTGTTGTTCTGTTGCAAATCTCCATCTGTGTCTACATAACATAGATTGAGTAATATTTTCATAAATTGTAGAAGCAACTAATGCTTCTGTTGAACCATCATCAAAAGAAGATATGGGTTGAGCACCAATCATGGTTAATGCTCTTGCACAAATGTCTACTTTAGTATCTGCCATATTTAAAGGGGGGAATGAATCCCCCCAATATTATTATGCTAATAACGCAGTTGTTACTGTAGAGGATGAAGCAGCTGATACTATTAAAATATCTACTACACCATTTGATCCACCACTGTTTACAATGATTACATCACCAGCGTTCAAATCGCCTGTCGCTGCTAAAAAGTAATCTGCATCATCAATAGTTCCTATAGCATCTCCATCAGAGTAGTACCATAAGGAATTGCTATCTCCCATTTGAGAGATCTTCTTTAAAGGGTTTGAAGTTGCGTATGCCATTATTTACTCCTACTCTGCACACTTCTGTATTCTTACACCATCACCATCAATTAGGACTGCTCCCATTGACATGTATGAAG